TAAAAGGAGAAAAATATTATGGAAGTGTCCCTATCAGAGATGATAATACATGTAGTTGGGGGGTCATCGATGTTGATCGCTACAATATACAACATAAGGAAGTTATATCAGTTATACGGAAAAGGAAATACCCGTTCATCCCATTCAGATCAAAATCCAACGGACTCCATTTAATTTTATTTATAGATGGTGTTGTTCCAGCATCATCAATGAGAAAAAGATTAATTGAGTTTGCTTCGGATTTAGGTTTAAACGATACCACTACTGATATCTATCCTGCACAAGATGAAGTTGATTTAACACCTGAAGATTGGAATCAAAAAAGAAAAGGGAACTTCGTAAATTTACCATATCAAAAATCACATATGACAACGAGAGTTGCTATGGATAATGAGGGTAATTCTATAAAACTAGAAAACTTATATAAATTTGTTTCTGACTATAGGATGACTCCAGCAGAGTTTAAAAAACTTAAAATATTTCAAGATGATGAGACTAAAGAATTCCCACCTTGTGTTGTAAACTTTATGAAAAACAAAGTTCAAAAAGGTGAAGGCCGTAATGATGCAATGTTCAACGTAGCTGTATTAGCTAAAAAAATAAATCCAGATCCAGTAATGTATGAGGATTGGACAAGAAATTTGATGACTAAAGTTTGTTCCGAACCTCTTCACCCACAAGAGTTAAATAATATTTTTAAAGGTGTTGAGAATAAAGAATATGCTTACAAGTGCAAAACTTCTGTAGCAAGAATGCATTGTTCTTCAAGTACATGTTTAAAAAGAAAACATGGAATTGGTGCGAATGTAGCTATGCCTGAAGTGGGTAAGTTATTAAAAGTAAATTCTTATCCAGAACCTTATTGGATTTTACCAATCCATGGTAAATCAATCAGACTTTCGACAAAACAATTATACCAACAACAGCTGTTGGGAGAACAGCTTCTTAATTACGATATTGTATGGCGACCCTTAAAGCCTACTAAAAGAGATCCAGATCCCTACAGGGATTGGTTAGATGAATTAATGTCAAACAAACAAGATATGGAAGGTTTTGATGCAGGTGAAGAAAGACAAGATGTATTTAATTCTAGAATGACCAGATTTTTAGAAGATGTTGAGGATACTACTGAATTTGATCAAATAGATTCTGGTAATATTTGGAAGGATGAGAGTGAGATGAGATTTAAATTAGAAACCTTTAAATCATTTATGAAAAAAGTAGGGTATAATTGGAATGAAAAAGAATGTACGAGTTTTCTTGAGCAGGGAAAGGCTTTGCCTAAGAAGAAGTTTCAAAACATAAGTAGTAGGCATTGGGTTGTAGCCCTGCCGCAACAAACAGAGCATAAAAATAAAGATGTCAAATTTAATAAAGCAAAATCTGCGTGGGAAGACAATTAAGATATTTGGACCACCAGGGACAGGTAAAACAGAGAATCTTTTAAAACGTGTGAAACGTTATTTAGAAAAAGGTTACTCTCCAGATGAGATTTGTTATGTATCTTTTACTAACAAAGCTGTAAATGAATGTGTTGCAAGAGTTAGACAAAAGTTTAAAGGTTATGATGAAGATGCTTTTTCATATTTTAGAACACTACATTCTCTGGCCAGACAACAGTTTGCTGAAATTCCCGTTCTAGATCCTAAAGCGGATCTATTAATGTTTCATACACAATACGGCACTGTCAAGGTAGGCTACAAAGACACTTGGGACGATCAAAAAGTATATAATAATTGGTCGCTTCAAATTTACGATAGGGCAAGAAACATGAAAGTAGACCCTGTTTGGCTTTACAAACAGCAGGCTAGAAAAACAGTTAGACTTCAACAGTTTAAATCTATTATTGCAGGTTATAATAACTTTAAAACAATGGAGATAGAGACAGGACACCGAACACCGGACAGATTAGATTTTACAGATATGGTAGAGAAGTTTGTTACTGATGGCTTAGTTGTACCATTTAAAATTTTAATGGTTGATGAAGCTCAGGATTTAACACCTTTGCAGTGGGATATGGTAGTTAAAATGGCTCAAGCAGTAGAAAGAGTTTACATCGCAGGTGATGATGATCAAGCAATTTATGAATGGAATGGAGCCGATGTTAATTTGTTTCAAACGTTTCCAGGTAAATCATTGGTCCTTAAAAAAAGCGTAAGACTAAATAAGAATATACATTTTTTTTCTAAGTGCTTACTTAACTCTATGGGTAACAATCGTATTCAAAAAGAATTTTTATCTAATGGTAAAGAGGGATCTATTCATAGATGGAATGCCTTAAAAAAAGTTCCTTGGAGTATGGATGGCAGTTGGATGGTGTTGGCTAGAATTAATGATGTTAAAAGAGAACTACAACAGGAGGCTAGGAACCTTGGTCTATATTATCAAGACCAAAAAAATAATAAATCATTCGATCCAAATCAATTTGCAGCTATTAATTACTGGGATAAAATTTGTGAGGGTGGTAGTATTAATAGAGAAGAAGCTACTACGATGTATGAGTTTTTATTAAACATTGATCACGGCTACCGGTCACAGGATAGTAAGAAATGGAGTTTTGCACATCCAAATCAAGTGTTTACATTTGATGAATTACATTTAAGGTGTGGTATGCGTGATGAAAAAGGTCTATGGAATCAAGTGTTTAAGAGAAAATTTAAGGATAAGGACAAGCAATATTTTCAAAAACTTATGAGTGAAGGTGTAGATTTATCACAACCACCTAAAATAATTATAGATACTATTCATCAAGTAAAAGGTGGTGAAGCAGATAATGTTGTCCTGGCGAGCAAATGTAACTTTCCATCACATTACGAGAAAAAGAATTTAGCAGAAAAAGTAAAAGAACTTAGGGTTTGGTATACGGGTGCCACAAGGTCTAAAAGTACATTGCATTTGTTAGGAACTTATCATCAATATAATTTTCCATTAGGGAAATATTACAAACAATATGAAGCTAACTATGCCAGATAAAGAACCTAAATTAAGAATATTGTCTTTAGGGGCAGGTGTTCAAAGTTCTACAATGGCCTTGATGGCAGATGCTGGAGAGTTTGGTGTTAAACCTGATGCAGCTGTATTTGCTGATACCGGTTGGGAACCTGCGCCAGTAATAGAACATCTTAATTATCTTAAAAGTGTAATTAGTTACCCTATACACATTGTTAAAAAAGGTAATATTCAAGATGATATTTTAAAAGCATTAGCACCAGGTGGTAATCAGTTTGCAAGCGCACCATTTTACACCTTAAATGACAAAGGTAAAAAAGGTATGGGTCGTAGACAATGCACCCGAGAATACAAGATAACTCCGATTGCTAAAAAAATTAGAGAGTTATGTGGTTTAAAACCAAGACAAAGATTTCCTAAAACAGAACACATAGAAGTATGGGTTGGGATATCAACTGATGAAATAATGAGAATGAAACCATCTAGGTTTTGGTGGCAAAAAAATGTATGGCCTTTAATAGATAAAAGAATGTCTAGAACAGATTGTTTAAAATGGTATGAAGGTAAAGGTTTTAAAATACCAGTCAAATCAGCATGTATTGGCTGCCCCTTTCATGATGATAATTTTTGGATTGATATGAGAAACAATAGACCAGAAGAATTTGCAAGTGCTGTAGAATTTGATAAAAAGATGAGAATGCATAATCCTAAAGTAAAAAACTTTGTTCACAGGCAATGTGTTCCTTTAGATCAAGTTAAATTTAAAAATGATGATGGACCCGATCTTTTCAATCAGGAGTGCGAGGGCCTATGTGGAGTGTAAATGTCCGATAAAAATATGTTCGATGAAGCCTTTCCAGATGGTAAACAAGTCGGAGGATCTCATTACAAAGAATTTTTAATTCAGCCTTGGACATTTATAAGAAAGAATGGTTTAAATCCATTTCAGGCAAATGTAATTAAATATGCTTGCAGGTATTTATTAAAAGAAAAAACAATAGAAGATTTAGAAAAGATAAAACATTATTGTGATTTGGAAATTGACCACTTAAAAGATGCCAAGAAGAAGAAAAAATAAATTAGTTATGTGTGAACATTGTGATGAATGGGTTGCAGTTATAGTACATGAATACAGTTATTATTGTTCTGACTGCGCATTGTTTGACATGGGAATACCATTTAAAAAAACTATATTTATAGAAGATGTAAATTTAAGTAGGAAAGTACAATGACTCATCAATTAAATTTTATATATAATGACAGTGATTGGATTTGTCCTGCAGAGTATCCTGACTTATCTAAAGCAACTGAAATAGCAATTGACCTAGAAACTAAAGATCCAAACATTAAAACAAAAGGACCTGGCTGGGCTACATTTGATGGACATATAGTAGGATTTGCTGTGGCTGCATTAGGCCAACAATGGTATTTTCCTATTGCTCATGACGCAGGAGGTAATATGGATTCTGCAATTACAACAGCTTGGATGCAAGACATTTTAAACTTACCTGCAACTAAAATATTTCACAATGCTAGTTATGATGTTGGTTGGTTACTTGTAAATGGTTTTGACATTAAAGGTAAGATAGTTGACACTATGATTGCTGCTGCAATCATTAATGAAAATAGATTTAGTTTTAGTTTGAACGCATGTGCAAAAGATTATTTAGGTGAAATTAAAAATGAAACGTTTTTGAATGAAAAAGCCAAAGAATGGGGAATTGACCCAAAAGCTGACATGTGGAAGCTGCCTGCGGGCTACGTAGGCTTCTATGCTGAGCAAGATGCAGGGCTAACCTTACGTTTATGGGATAGGCTTAAAACAGAGATATCTAAGCAGTCCCTACACGATGTTTGGGAAATGGAGATGGAATTATTACCTATTTTAATAGATACCAGGCGTAGGGGAATAAGAGTTGACGAAGAAAAAGCAAGCGTTTTAAAAAAAGAATTTGTAGCTAAAGAAAAAACAATTTTACATGAAATTAAAAAGCAAACTACTTTAGATGTGGACATCTGGGCTGCTCGATCTGTAGCGCAAGTGTTTGACAGGATAGGAGTTGAGTACCCACGGACAACGAAAACTGACGAACCAAGCTTTACACAAAACTGGTTAGTAAATTGTGATAACCCAATAGCGCAACTAATAAGACAAGCAAGAGAAATAAATAAATTTCATTCAACATTCATAGACTCCATTCAACGTTATGTTCACAAAGGTAGAATTCATTCTGAAATAAATCAATTGCGTTCTGACCAGGGCGGAACTGTGTCTGGACGTTTATCATATTCAAACCCTAACCTGCAACAAATTCCTGCAAGGAACAAAGAGTTTGGAGACAAAATTAGAAGTTTGTTTCTACCGGAAGAAGGTAGACAATGGGGTAGTTTCGACTACTCACAACAGGAGCCTAGGCTTGTTGCTCACTACGCTGCATCTGTCAACGATAACTTTGAAGGTGCAGCGGAGTTTATTGAGGCCTATAAAAATGAGTCGGCTGACTTTCATCAGATCGTAGCTGACATGGCAGGAATAACGAGAACTCAGGCTAAGACAATTAATTTAGGATTATTTTATGGTATGGGTAAGGCTAAGTTAGGTAAAGAATTAGGTATAAACAAAGATAGAGCTGAAGCTCTTTTAAGGCAATACGGAGAAAGAGTGCCTTTTGTTAAAAGATTAGCAACTGAAGTGACTAACAGTGCTTCAAAGTATGGGTTTATTCGGACTATAGGAGGTCGTAAATGCCGGTTCGACATGTGGGAGCCTGCTACCTTCGGAATGAATAAGGCCATGCAGTACGAAGAGGCTAAGGCCATTTATGGTAACAACATCAGGAGGGCTTTTACATACAAAGCATTGAATAGATTAATACAAGGATCTGCTGCAGACCAAACAAAACAAGCTATGATAAATTGTTACAAAGCTGGTTACAAACCATTATTACAAATACATGATGAACTTTGTTTTTCAATAAACGAAGAAGCAGACGTTCAAGGTGTTAAAAATATTATGGAAAATGCTATAGATACACTGAAGGTACCTTCTAAAGTTGATATTGCATTAGGAAAATCTTGGGGCGAAGCCAAAGAATAATTTAGAGCGCAGTATCCTTAAGGAAAAATTGAATTTTTTTAAGCTAGTCTAGCTAGCTATATCTAGAAGACCTAATTTTGCGTCTTCAACACTTTGATCATTAATCTTTTTTCTAAGATCTTTAATCTCTATATCAATCCACTTCATATCTGGAGTAACTCTACCCTGTTCCAACGCTTGCGTTGCCCACTTGGACTCCAACTGAAGCTTCTCCGATATTAACTTTTGTAGGGCCATCTCGGTTTACCTCTTCGAAGGTTAAGAATAAAAAGTTAGGATCTTCA